GAATATTCCAGCAACCGCTGGAACAGGTCCCGTTAATATTGAAAAAGCATTTTTAGTTTTAGATAAAACTAATAGAAGTGGATCTAATTTTACTTTAACTTTTAAAGTAACCAGTGCTACAGGAGTAATTATTCCTCCGCAGTCAAATATCTTCTGTTATCATAATGGAACTGATATTTTAACTTCAGGAATGTTAAGTACTAGAGGATCATCAGCAACTTTAGCAACTCAGGCACAATATACTTTTCCATCTGCAGACGGTAGTGCAGATCAAGCATTAATTACCGATGGATCAGGGTCCCTTAGTTTTGGATCCGCAGGAATATCAACAGGGAAAGCTATTGCAATGGCAATGATTTTCGGATAAAAAACAAAAGGAATTAAATTATGGCAAACCCAAATATAGTATCAGTCTCAAGTATCTACGGTGAATGTTGCGGGTGGGCATTAACAACTACATTAGACACAACTTTATTTACTGTTTCTTCAGATAAATTAATTAAAATTAATAGAATTGTATGTGCTAATGTTGATGGAACAAGTGCTGCCGATTTAAATTTACTTATAACAACTTCAATTCAAACCTCTCTTGGAGGTACAGTTGCCGGCGGAGCAACAAATATTTATTTAGCAAAAACAATTTCAGTTCCGGCCGATGCTTCATTGGTTGTATCAGACACACCAATTTATTTAAGAGAAGGTGATATTCTTAAAGGTGGAGCTAGCGCTACATCTGATTTGGAATTATTCATTACATACGAAGTCTTAGACGACGCTTAGGAGGTTTAAATTATGGCTGGCAATGGCGGAATAATTGGACCTGTTAATACTCCTATAAGTAATCCTATAAGTCTCACAACCCAAGTAACTGCTTCAGGGTGTCATACCCTTCAACCAGCAACTACAACTGTAGATTTCATAGCAGTCGCTGCTGGAGCTGGCGGAGGTGGAAATTATGGTGGTGGCGGTGGCGCAGGTGGCGTTTTAAAAAGTTTGTGTAATGCATGTCTTTCAGCAATTTCAGTTTGTGGGGGAGCAACTGTCCCTGTAACAATTAATGGTGGTGGAGCTGGTGGTGGAAGTGGTGCACAAGGAGCAGATGGAGGCACTACAGCAGTCACACTTGGTGGAACAACTTACACAGCCACAGGTGGTGGTGGTGGCGGAGGTGGTGGTACTTCAGGTGGTAGAGATGGTGGATCTGGTGGTGGTAGATCTGCTACTCCTGGGGGAGCAGGAAACACTCCTCCAATAGCGGGACCCTTAGGTGGTCCTCAAGGAAATGCTGGTGGCTGCGCAATTCAAGCAGCTGGTGGTGGTGGTTTTGGTGAAGCTGGTTGTACTGATGGATCAAGAGCAGGTGGAGATGGATTTTTAATAACATTAGATAGCTCACCTTACGCAGTTGCCGGTGGAGGAGGAGGTGGTGGACCTACGGGCTGCGCCGGAACTTCTCCTGGTGGAGATGGTGGTGGAGGTAATGGAGGATTAGCAGCTACTGGTACAGTAGGAGCTGTAAACACTGGTGGTGGAGGTGGAGGTGGAAATAGTGGCCCTTTCATTACGGGTTTACAGGGTGGTTCAGGAACAGTAATTCTTCAAGAAAATTATACTCTACAACAGGGTGGACCAGGTGTTTGGCAAATGAACACCGTATATGATTATGTAAAACAGGGAAAATGGTAATAGCGACATTGACACTATAAATAAATTATAATATACATAAATTTTAAGGAGCATAAATATGGCACATTTCGCAGAACTAGATAACAATAACGTAGTAACAAGAGTAGTTGTTGTTGGCAACGATGTTACAACAGCAGCAGGACCTTTAGGAACAAATGACATGCACGTTGATGGCGAAACATGGTGTGTTAATTTTTTCAAAGGTGGCAACTGGAAACAGACTTCTTATAATCACAATTTTAGAAAACAATATGCAGGCAAAGGTTATACTTTTGACGCTGCAAAAAACAAATTTATTTCACCCCAACCTTTTGAATCATGGGCATTAGATGGAAATGATGATTGGCAAGCGCCAGTTACTTACCCAACTGATACTACAGATAAACATATAAGTTGGGATGAAGCAGGACAAAAATGGACTGCAAAAGATAACGAAGACCCACAAAATAATTTCAATTGGGATACATCAGCACTAGCTTGGGTATCCGAATAAGGAGACTCATATGGCTAGCCCTTCAAATGGCGGTATACTCGGAGTAAGTAATAAAACTTCATTCGGTAAGTGTGTAACCACAACTAAAACAGCAAACGCATGCATTACTACAGGAGCAGGAACTACAGTTGTTCAAGCTTTACTTATAGCTGGTGGTGGCTCTGGTGGTAATAATAGAGGAGGCGGTGGTGGAGCTGGTGGTTATTTATGTGTTGCATCTATTTCGGTTTGTACTTCAACAGCTTATGCCGCAGTAATTGGTGGTGGTGCAGCTAATCCTGGAAGTCCACAGAGTTATGGAGCTAAAGGAACTGATACAACTTTTGGAGGTTCTACTGCAACAGGTGGTGGTGGTGGCGTATTTTGTACTACTCCCACTCCTGTAAAAGATGGAGGATCCGGTGGTGGCGGAGGAGACCCTGGTAGTTATCCAGGATGTTACCCTTGGGGTAGAGGTTCTGGAACAGCTTGTCAAGGAAACCCTGGTGGTTGTGGTCCTAAAAGCGGTGGTGGTGGAGCTGGAGGTGCAGGTCCAGCAGGAGCTGGTACTCCTGGTTCACCCGGTGCGGCTGGCCCAGGCGGAATAGGAAGTTCTTCTTCTCCTTTATCATGTACAGTTTATGCTGGTGGAGGTGGTGGCGGAGCTGAAGATAATGGACCTACAACAGGTGGAACTGGTGGACCTGGTGGTGGCGGTGCAGGTGGTGACAGACCCGGCGGTGGAGCAACTGGAACTGCAGGGACAAATGGATGTGCTAATACAGGTGGAGGCGGCGGTGGATCTGGTGGTGGTCCAGCTAATGCTGCAGCAGGATCTGGTGGATCAGGAATCGTAGTCGTAAAAGAATTAAACAAAGCAAGTGGCGTGTGGTCAATGCAATCACAATTTCAAAATCAAGGATCCGGAACATGGCCAGAAGCCCCCTCATTTATTTCAGCAACAGGTGGAACAGAAACAGAAAGTGGTGATTATAAAATTCATACATTTACCTCATCAGGACCTTTTGATGTTACAGCTGCATCCGGTAAACCTGCTGCAGAGTCATCAGCCGATTGGTTAGTAATTGCTGGCGGCGGTGCTGGTGGATGTGGAATAGCTGGAACTGGTGGTGGTGGAGCCGGAGGATATAGAGAATCTCCAGGAACTGCTTCAGGAAGTTATACCGTTTCTCCAATAGCAGGAGGTTCAGCTATTACTTTAACTACTCAAGATTATACAATTACAGTAGGTGGAGGTGGATCCCCACCAGCAGGTGCTGGAACAGATTCAATTTTTTCAACAACAACTTCTGATGGTGGTGGAGGGGGTGGTCTTTTTAATGCTGTAGGTAATGCAGGTGGTTCCGGTGGTGGTGGAGGTGGAAGAGGTGGTTATGCAGGTGGAGCAGGTAATACTCCTCCAACAAGTCCTTCTCAAGGTTTTGCTGGTGGAAGTTCCAAACCTGAATCTACTCCAAGTTATGATTCTGGAGGTGGTGGTGGTGGAGCACTTGCTGTGGGTGCAACTGCTGCAAATGATCCCGCTGCGGCTGGTGCTGGTGGAGGAGGTGCAACATCATCTATAAATGCAACACCAACTGCAAGGGCAGGTGGTGGTGGTGGAGCAAGAGAAGCTTTTGCAGGAGGCGCTGGTGGCGCTGGTGGTGGTGGAGCAGGTGGAAGATGTGGTCCAACACCTGGTAAAATTGGAACAGCAGGAACGCCTAATACAGGTGGCGGCGGTGGTGGTGGAGAACCAGGTGGTGCTGGTGGACCTGGTGTTGTTATTGTTAGATACAAATTCCAATAATTGATCTAGACCCAATCTTTACTTTCATATTTATTTACTATATAAAAAAGATATAAAGACATATGAACCTACAGAATCAATATTGGTATTTTCAGAAAGCGGTTCCAGGTAGAATCTGTGATGAGATTAAAAAATATGCAATCTCTATTAAAGATCAAATGGCAGTCACCGGTGGTTATGGAGATCCTAAAAAACTCAATCAAGACCAAGTTAAAGATTTAAAGAAGAAAAGAGATTCTAATATTGTTTGGCTAAGCGAGCGATGGATTTATAAAGAAGTACAGCCTTATATACGTCAGGCAAATGCTAGTGCCAATTGGAATTTTGAATGGGATCATAGTGAAGCGTGCCAGTTTACCAAATACAATAAAGGCCAATATTACGACTGGCACTGTGACGGCTGGGGCGGAGCTTATAATAAACCCGATACCCCTTCTCATGGAAAAATTAGAAAGCTTTCAGTTACTTTATCTCTGTCTGATGGTAAAGAATATAAAGGCGGAGACTTTGAAGTAGATTTTAGAGACAAGGATCCGGATAAAAAAGTAAATACCAGAGTTATAAAAGAAATTAGGCCCAAGGGCTCTATCGTAGTATTTCCTTCTGATTTATGGCATAGAATAAAACCCATAACAAAAGGAGTAAGATATAGTTTAGTGATCTGGAGTTTAGGATGGCCATTTAAATGAAAACTAAAAAGGATTTTCCTCAACAATTAACTAGAGAAGATTACTTTCAATGTCCGGTATGGTTTGCCGATGTTCCTGAATTTGTTAATGATTTAAATAAGGCTTCAGATAAATATATTGAAGTAGCAAAGAAAAATTTAAAAAAAGATATAGCTAAAAGAAATAAAAAGTTTGGAGATAGAGGAGACATGGGCCATGTATTTCATTCAAATAGTTTAATTGGAGACCCTAATTTTTTACCATTACAGAACTATATCGGTGCCACAGCCCATAATCTATTAGTTGAAATGGGTTTTAATGTGGATGGTCATCAAGTATTTATTACAGAAATGTGGGTACAGGAATTTGCTAAAAAAGGAGCAGGTCAACATAGTTTACAT